TCGTCTTTCTCGAAACCTTTGCGCTGAACTTGAGGTTCAACGTTCGAGAGTCGAGTGGTTTGTGCCCTTTTCTTCCAATCACCAGCGGCGAAGATTTGAATATGCTCCGTGCCGAACACCTTTCCCTCTTCTTCCATGGATTTGAGATCCTGAATGTGGAAGGCGGTCTCATCAGCAGCAAAGCGGCCTTCCTTCCAGCGGGCGAGTGGCCACCGGATGTCATAAAAGAAGTTAAACGGGGAGATGACTTCGATGAAGTTGCCCTCGTAGGAGATGACTTCCTCGGAGAGATCGTCCATGGGCGCTTCCTCCCCAAGCTGAATCCCCGTCATCAAGGAAGAAAGCATCGAAACTGGGTCTTCTTCCTTCTCCACCTCGAAGCTTTCATGTTTCCAGGAAGTTTTCATGACGCCAAGATTGAACCTGGCCATGTCAAGGAGAGCGGAGACGAGCTTGGACTGGTAGCCGGTCTGGCGGAGCTCTCGATCAATGATGGCTTGACACGCATCGCGGATCTTGCCGTAGTCTTCTGAGCCAGTGGGAGTCAGCTCAAAGATGCTGTCTTTCTGCGTGTAGGCTAGAAAGAGGAAAGTTACGAGAGTGTTGACCTGGGCATAGGACATTGGGACCGTGAGCTTCTCAGGCTCCCGTTTCTGCCTGGCACGGAGATCGTCAGTGTCAATTGGACGCTGGGATTTGTAAGCCGCGAGAGCAGAATCCCAATCTGGATAGAACTTACCCATCCCATTCCGAGCGGAATTGACATTCTGAACGAGGAAACGACGCAGCTTCTCCAGATCTTCATCTGGAATTTCAGCCTTGAGGCGCTTTTCAATGTCTGGGGTCATGGGTTGATTCCTTGACTTTGAAGATGTTTCAAAAGCAGCTCAGTTTGTTGTTGTTGAGTAGCATCTGCTGGAAGTTGAGCGCCCTGAATTAGATCGTAGGCTTGACGATATGCGGCTTTTGAGGGTGAGATTGCTGTAATTCCCGGCTCAGCGGGGCTGAGGAATGGCACGCCTATGTGAGGTCTAACAGCTCTTGCAGGCGCTGTGCCCATCAACTTATTGATCGCGAGGATTAAATCCTCCTGTGTAGGGCCTGCACGCGCAGGAACGTGAGTCTTGCTGTTCATCGAATCCGTCAGATCGCCTGAGAAATCTTGATGCCAGCCGAAGTATTCACTGGGATTTGGAATGTATATAGGTCCTGGCATAACGTTAAGCTGCGATTGGTTTCAAGGAACCCTCACTGAATGGACTCAAGTCAAGGCGTTCCCTATTAAATCTCAAATCCCGCTGGTCATAGGTGGCTGTTGTGGGATCTTTCCATTCAAGCCCCACAACGCAGGCCCGGTAGAAACATTCCATCATGTGATCGTCTTTGTCAACTGGTTTTTCTTTTTCTTTATCCCACACGTAGGTGTAGAATTCCTTCAAAGTCCGTGTGCAACAGGAATTGAAGTGAATGAAATTGGGCTGGTTGAGTGCTTGCTTGGCCTTCTTGATCCCAGTTGCAAGCTCCTTTGGGGCGGGTTCAACGTCCAGGCCAAACTCCGTGAACACATCGGCGAAACAGCGCCCGTCCGTGGGGTTGGGGATGAAGGCCGCAGGCTCGATGAGGATCTCATGTGGAACTCGGCCCTTCAGCAATTCAATAATCACCTCACAAAGCCCGGAAATCAACCCACCACAAGTTGACCAGATCTCCTGGTAACAGAATGCTTCACCAGTGGGACTCGTGGCCCAAAAGTGAGCAGCATGTGGTGTTCGTGGATGGGTGTCAATGAACACTCGAATGGTGTAATTGTCAGGCGGTTCATCAAAATCCTTCCACCCTTTAGGGAGATCGGTGTAGACGTGTGTGTCTTGATCAAATTCACCGTAGACGAGGCCCTGAGAAGACTTAGGAAGCCCATAAATTCGACTCGCCCTCGTCGCTTCGTCCAAACTTCGAGCGTAGATGTCCAGGCCTTCACGGGGAATATTGGTGTTATCGTAGCTGGAACCAGTCATGATCCAGAAGTTGGTGTCATCCGTCCGCGTCCATCCTTCATCGAAGGAGGATTTCATCAGTTTCACCGGGAGGAACTCCTCATTGATCCACTGTTCAGAGATCGGTGTGCAGGTGAACCAAGCGCTTCCATTGGTATCAGAAAGTCCGCGAGCATTCGCTTCCCACATCTTCTTCGGAATCGGTTCATCCACGTGGATCCAATCCCACTGGCTGGACTCCTGCCCCATCGGGTTGGCCATGTAGGAACGAATGGTGTCCAGTTCGATGGTCGATACCGTTCCAAAAATATTCTTCACCAGGATGACAGAGACTTCTCCCGCCTGATTCTTCACTGTGTCAATAATCCGATCCTTCGGAATCAACTTCATCAGCTTCCCAGTCTCCGGGCTTGTGAAGATTTCCCGAGCCTTGTCCCAGTCAGCGACAAGAATCACTCCCTTCGTAGCGCGGCTCGGTATGCCAAGTTTACGGACCGGGCTGTTTTCAGGGAGCCAGAGACGGGCGCCGAGAGCGAAGGCTACATCCTCAGCAGCTCCGCAGGTGGACTTGCCGAAACGGTTTCCAGTTCGGAGGTAGCGACGCTTGTGGGAGGCTGCTGCGTGGAATTTAGCTTGCTTGTCATGCGGGCGGTAGGCGTAAATGCCGAAGTCGGTGCGGAGGGTCTTGAGACGGCGGAGTTTGGCTAGGCGCTCTTGGACTTCTGGGTCGATGGGTGGTTGGATGTCCATGGGGAAATGGGGTGGTTAATGCCGGCGGATGATGGAGAGATAGGTGAAAGTGTGGCTACTGGAAGGAAGCGAGATGCTTTGACTGGCCAAAGAGTTGCCAAAGTTATAGTCGGTAGTGGTGTAGGTGGGAGTGCTGCCGACGTATTCTTCAATTGTCACAGAGACTACGCAGGGGATCTTGGGTCCGACGAGGTCGAGAGTGAAGGTGCGTGGGCCGTAGACTGCAATTCCCGCGGAGACTAAGTTGAGGTCAACGTGAGTGTGGCCGTGCTCAGTGGGGGTGGCATAAGTGAAGGCCCATATACCGTCAATTGCGAAGTCTTTGACTAATCTGGCGATCTGGCCACCCCAAAAGTCGGTGTTGGGAACTGGAGGAAAGTAGCTCATGCGTTGCCGTAGTCGAACTGAACGTTGCCAGAACCAGCATTGTTGAGGCGAGCTTTGAGGCTGAAGATTGCATAGCGATCAACAAGAGCGCCTGCCTGCCAGGAACAGAGGAGGATATAGCCGTAGGTGTTGTCACTGGTGGGAATGGTTGAACCGCTCATTACAGTGCAGGCGGTTGCAGTTCCACCGTCAACGTAGCCATCGACATAAGTGGGGCTTAGAGTGGCTCGGAGGTAGATGTAGGTTAGTGCGCTGGAACTGACGGAGATGCTGCTGACGCTAGGGGTGAAGATGGAGCCGCAGGTGAAACTGCCTCCGGTAAGTCTGACGTGGGTGGAATCAATTGCGGTGGGATACCACATGCCTCTGAAATCAACGGCGGTAGTTTGTGGGGTGCCGTTGGAATCCGCTGGGAGCTCGAAAGGTGTGAGGCCTTGGAATTCGGTCTTGGAGATGTCAGCGAGATCGACGTTCCGGAAACGAGACCAGTCTGGCTTCTCGTTCATTTTGTTCTCGTAGATGGTGAATTGTTTCATGTTCCAGGCTTGTAAGCTTCGACCGTCCTGCGGATCCAACCACCTTGGGCTTGTTCTTGACGATCAGAGATGATGTGGGTAGAGGGCCAATCGGTGAGAGTGGTGGCCGCGAGGGAGAAGGAGGTGGAGACGTCTCCCCAGGATGGATGATCTGCGGTGTCCTTTGTGTACAGTGACCAGGTTCCGTAGTCAGAGTGGAGGGTCTCAGGGAGGCTGAAGGAATTCTGGTAATACTGAATCCCGAAAGGCTGGCCTTGGAGGACGGTGGCGGGGACTGAGATTGTGTGTCGTTGAGCGGACCAGGTCTCAGTGGTCTTGATCTTAGTTGGTCCTCGGTAGGACTTGAGGGTGTAGGACCAGAAGTAGTCTGCGATGTA